GAATAGCATTCATACCGGTGTGCGCTATTGCAGTATCGCCGGATGCCACAACTCCCTGACAAAAATAATTTAATATCTGTGGCTTCTCCATGTTATGATTATTAGGCGGGATGCCTGCATAATAGGCCACAGCAGTTATATTAGGCACCGTGATATTCCTTGATGATACTAAGTGCCGTGCCGTCCATTAGTTCATCATAAGTAAATTGACAATAGCTGAGCCATGCTAGCCAATTGCCTAAAGGTCCGTAGTACAAATCGTTAATCTGAGAGAGATTATTTCTAGTCACAGCATTACTGACATGTTTATCTAGAGTGATGGCTGGAATTCCAGCCCAAATAGATTCAACAGCACTGTTGGAATTAATACTAACAGTACAGTAATAATCTCCTGTTAACAGTTGTTGATACAAACTTTTTCTAGTTTTTTTATTTGTCTTAGATCTAAATTCTATAGGACGGTCTGTGTATTTTTTTAATTCTTCTGCTACCTGTTGCCCCCAAGATTTAGCTTCTGTGTGAAATATACCGGCTGCAAACTCTCCAGGCTCTACAATTAAAATTGTTTTACCATCACGACGCCAGGACTGCGGAAAACTATTAAAAGAATTTAATCTATCAACAGGTGCATCGAAGTGCGTGTTGAAATGCAAATGATTTCTCACTAATCTGTGCCATTTTTTATTGGGTTCTATAAAATTACTATAACCGCTATCAATAAACCAGAAAGGAAAATCCCGATCGATTTTATCAACTAATATATTTTCATTACCTACAGTATTTCTCAATAGGCAATCTTCGTGGATGTCTTTAAAATCTTTTCTACGTATCATTTCAGCTGTAGGATCAATCTGCAGACCCACAGTCTTGATAAAATATTGACTGTCACTGTTAATATATCTATCTATGATATCTTTTTCACCTATTCTATCTATAAAATATTCAACATGCTTATGAATTTTTTTAAAATGATTTGATTTGTACTCATTCAAAGTTTTTTTAACTTCTTTAGCCCAGTCATTTACGTCTGCTAGATTACCACGATACAATTTTTCTTTGAACTTATCTCTAAATTTATTAATATCAAATTTATGATGATCTCGTTTTTCAATAATAAAATTTATTGCTTCTTGTACATTTACAGGTTGAATCTCGTGCTGGCTGCAAATTTCTTTAAGGTCTATCAACGAAATGAGATACTTCGCTAATTCTTTATCATTTACTAATAATTTCATTTGTTTAATAAATTCCATGCTGTGCCGTTAGTTATTTCTTCTCCGGTAAATTGGCCGTAGGCCAATGATGCACAATGCTGTTGTACTAGTGATTCATCTGGATAGAACGGAGTGATTATTCTACTAAGGTCAGTCATTGCTAACGGTGATGCAGCACACGGCACAGTAACAAACGATGGTATACCGTATATCACTGATTCTAATGCTGCAATACTATTGAAAGTCACCGTAGCAAATATCCCTTCATCTAGAGCATCAAATATTGAATGGTGATGTCGCGCTGACCTACTGCCTTTTTCTCTAACAACAATCTCCATGTCTGTGTGTTTTTTTATAGTTTCAACGGTATTCATTAGCCAGGTAGGCTTACTTTCATCTCGATCTTTTGCCTTGCCTTCTTCGTAACCATAAAACACACACGATTTTCTATTCGGCACAACTATTAAAATTTTGTTGCCTTTTTTCTTCCAGCCTTTCCATTGATATCTAGGATCAATTTTACAAATTTCTTGCCAACGATCACTAGGATGATTTTCTAACCAATGTTTTTGTAAATCATTTTTAACTATTCTGTGGAACAGTTTTTTGCCTCCGGGGTTGCCTGGACTTTGAAAATTTCCAAAATATCCGGTGTCTAGGTAATAGAAATCTTTTTTATCTTGCCAATCTCTTTGTATATGTTTTCTTTTAACAACACCTCGGTAGACATCTAATGGTGTACCTTTAATTGTTTTCTGAAATATTTCTTCTATTGATATATCATCCATTTAGCAGCATCTCCATGGCTTTGCCGTTTCTTAATTCTGAATTATGGAACTGACCGTATGATAAATGGCAGGCCCATGCATATAATTTATCTTGGTCGGGATAGTAAGGTTCGTTTATTTTAGATAGATCTTGCAGACTAACAGGTGACGCTGCATTGGCCGGTGCTAGAGTAAATGCAGGTATTCCTTGGAATACAGCTTCTGTAGCTGCTACACTATTAAACGTAACCAAAGCAAACACATCGTCATTGAGGGCCTGTTCTAGTGTATCGTTAACCGTTCTATCTAATCGTTTAGGTGCTCGCTCTCTGACTACTACAGGCCTATCTGTGTATTTTTTTATTTCATTTACTGTATGTTCTAACCAGATGTCTAAATCATAGTCATAAAATCTCATAGGCTTTTCGTCTGGTTTTGCTACTAAGATTTTTCTTCCATCTTTCTTCCAAGGCTGAAATTTTTTATTAAAATGTTTAAACCTATCATCTTTTCTTGGAACGATTTCGCTGTGTTGTAGATTGCTCTTTACTATACGATGCCAATATTTCCAACCATTGGGATTTGAATCAGTTCTTTCATTGCCAAAATATCCTGTGTCCATATAGTAAAAAGTTCTGGCATCTTCCCAACACTGGTGCATCCACTTTTTCTTAAGTATACCCCTTAACACAATAGGATCAGTGCTATCATTGTAATTAAAATCATCGGTTGACGTTATTTTTGTTTTGCATCCTTGTGCAAACATATTGATATATGGGTCCTTCCCATCTTTACTTAAAAAGATCATAGACCGTGCTGTAGACAATAATCTACATAAATTTTTTCTCTATGCCATTCGTTGGCGAAATTGCCTTGGTCTGAGAATTCATGAAAGCAAGGTGTTCCTAGAGTGTAGTGAACTAATTTCGCTTGAGGATTCCACTCGTATTCAATATCTAACCAATTCCATTCTATTGGTAGTTCACCAACTAAATCATCAGGCAACCAAGTAAATCTATGCACCTGTGCACCTGTGGCATTTTGTATAAACTCCGGTGTAACAACAGCATTAGCAGGATGGCCGCAGTTCCAAAGAATCACACTTGACCAATTTTTACAAGGATAGTCTTCGTTTTTAGAACCAAGATATTTTTCAGTCATTTTAGTTTTATAGTCGTGTTTGACAACCATAACTGCTTTTGACTCGTCTCGCAATGCCCATAGTTTTTCAATGTCATCACGCAACAACATGTCACCGTCTATGAATATTGCCCAACCGTTATATTGCATCAAGTGCGGTACAAGAAAACGACTGTATATAAAATGATTACTACCGTCAGTGTGTTTCTCCTCGTAGTCTTTTAAGATATTCAACGCCAGCGGATTGATACTCACTGGATAACTAGAATGTCTAATAATACTATTTGTGCATACATGATATGCTATGGCTTCTCGAGGATCATATCCGATAAAAATTGGAATCATTTTCGTTCGATGTCCTCTTCAATGCATTGCTCGCCGTATTGTATTTCTACAATTTTTAATGGATGGTTGTAGGGATTAGTAAGTTGATGCCACTCTTGTACTGCAACATGCAGTTGATCATGTTGATCTAACATTGCAGGCGGTAATTCAAAATCCAAAGGAGTTGCTCTGTTGACCACAGCTTCGCCTTCGCTGACAATCCAATATTCAGCCCGTAGGTTATGACGTTGCATCGATAAACTTTTTCCGGGATTAACAGTAAGTTCTTTGACTTTCATGCCAGGTACTTCGTGTAACACACGATAGTAGCCCCATTGGCGTTCAGTTTTAGGAGCTTTCCATTCTTGAAGAATCCATGAACTTGAATTCTTTTTATCTTCGCCACCAACTCCAAACACAAATGATAAATTAGAATCTACAACATCCATTTCTGGAATGTTATCTTTGGTCCTGTCGCCGCCGTTGGCAAATATCAGTTCGTCATCGGGGTAATGTGCTCTTGCTTGTTGAATAAAATGTTTTGCTGATCCATCATCGTCATCAAAGGTATAAACTTCGTCAACCATTGATAAATTATTAACAATACATAGTCGTTCGTTCCATGGCATAAAAGCTGCACCTTTTTTACGAACAAGCCAATCGTCAGAATTTAATCCAACAATTAGCATGTCACCTAGAGTTTTTGCAGCTTTGAAGTAGGCAATGTGCCCGGAGTGTAGGGGATCAAATCCACCAGTGATTAAAACTATTTTCATGCAGATATTTATCTGCGTATATTATTCGGTATTTAAAGACTGGCGTCTTCTAGACCCGACACTCGTAGTTTGACAATGTTGCTGAGATGCCATTGTTTCTGATCAAGTGCTTTGATAATTCCCAACCACTTGTTACGTAACAAGGCAAAGTCGTTGATGATCTTTTCAAAATCTACAACGTCAGCTTCACCTTCTACGAACTTTTCACAGTCCCTTGAAGATAAAGCTCGTTGATAGTTTTCTAAATACTTACGGAAATGTTGGCTACGAAGTCTACGAAGTTCAATGTTTAAGTACTCAAGGATACCTTCAATTTCTTGAAGTTGATTAAAGCGTTCTTCCACGAT